GGTGCGAACAGCCTGGTCCGCGTCGTCTCCGTCGCGCTTGAGAATCGCCCGGGCAAGCACACGGACCACCCCGTCTCCCTCCAGGCGTCCCGCCGACACGGGGCCGCCGCACAGCCTCGCAGCCCGCAGCAGGGTATTGTGTTTGTCCCCATCTGCGCACTGACGGATCATACGCGCAGCTAGATTTAGCTTTAAGTAATCCGTGTAACTGCCTGATTGTGAGACAGCTACCTGAGATTCGCTCTTCTCCGTTGCAAATGCACCGAAGGTGGCGGACTCCTCGTTTACGATGAGGTGAGGGTCGTATGACTCAAAGCATGCGCGGGATTCGTTGATGCCCGACTCGTCTACTTCGAGGTCGTACTGCTTGTTGAAGTATGTGCGTAGCGCACGGAAGTGATCACGGTGGCGTTCGGGGTTGCTTACCTTAACGAGCGCCTTAAGTCCGTCACCACTTGGAGAAACCCAACAGCTATAGACGTAAGGATCCGTGGATAGAAGCGCCTTGGATGACGCAACATCAATGTGATCGAAGTCGAGTACAATGAATTGGCTGTGCTTCGTAAGCGCCTCATCATTACGTGCTTCAAATTCCCCTGAGAAGAGGACGACTGGTAGTTTCTTTTTAAAGTCTTTTGAGCCATTGCGTACCGCTTCAATCAATGTTTGAGACTTCCCTTCCTTGATTCGCTTCAGGGCAGTCGCTAACTGAATCACATGTGCATCCTCCTTGTTCTTTTTGAAGACATCTTGGAATATCGTGACTTTCATTGTAATTGTATTCGAGTAGTAGGTTGAGATAATGAATTGCTTTTAGAACGTCTTCCTTCCCATTCTTGTGGGCGTGTCTGCACACGTACTTGATTACGTTCCCTTCGATGAACGGTATGTCATTAGCCGCTATGAATTCAGTTGGTTGAATCTTCATGTGCTTGTAATGCGCACCGCCTATCTGTTTATCGCTGTGTTTCTTTGACATCTACAGTGGTTCCTATTTGTTTGATATTACCTACACTATCGATGATGATGGTTCGCTGCTTAGCCTTAGGTGTGAGCAGCTCCTGATCGAGTCTGTACATAGTGTGGGGGTCGTGTTTCATGATGTCCCTGGGGGTATCATACTTGCTGACGATCCACACGTCTCTTGTCTGTGGGTGCTTATTCTTGATGAACGTAGCCTTACCACTCATGTAGTATATGGGTTTTCCCATGGCGCAAAGATAAGGGGATAGAAAAGGGGTGAGACTTACGCCTACACCCCTTCCCCTACATGAATAACTCTATACTAGAACGGGATAGTCTCGGTATCCGCCGTCTTAGCCGTGTTGTTTCGACGCTCCTGCGCCGCTTCGCTGTTCGGGTCCCACACGCTGAGGCATGCTTTGCCGCTCTTCGACATGAAGAGACGGAACCGAACGTTACCGCCCTGACCGCTGCTGTCACGCTTGGTGGTGTATTGGTCAATGCAGTCCTTCAGCTCGTTGTCCTTGAGACGGAAAGACCATCCCATCAACTCGCCGTTTTCATTGTAGCTAGGCTCATCGGCCCAGCCAACCAGTACGCTTTCGTACTTCTTGTTCTGTTCACTCATCTGTAATGAATTTAACTGGTTATAAAGGTGTAAAAATAGTGATCGAATGCTACCGCACCTAATACAACGGCAACAATCTTAAGAATTCGCTTATACTTCATACTGTAAATAGTCTTTTGTGGGGTCGTAATCTTCGTTCAGAAACTGTCGGATGCGCCGTAGGGCATCGTTAAACTTCATCTCCCCCGTGAATAATGTTTCGTCAGTACACTTTACCAATGCTGGTAGGTAAGGGTACGTCTTCTCTTGCACCACCCAGTAGAAATCCTTGATGCCAAAGACCTTACAATAGATGTATGCTTGGATGTCGTAGCAGAAGTCTCGTACTGCATATCGGAACTTCTCTGCACTACGTGCCGACTTGCTGTCGCTGATGAACCCATCACCAAGGCAGTCGAGGAATCCCTTGACCTGAACACCGTTCAGTTCTTCAAGGAATCCCACCTGGTATTCTCCTGCCAGGTATGTATCTAGTAAGCCGCAAGTAGCGAGACGGTCGATCATGTCGTTCGCCATTTGCCAGTCATCACTAGAGACAATCGTCTTGCCTTCTTCGAGAGCCTCAGTCTTCATGGATGCAACAACAGCCTTGTATTCCGAGGTCATCGAGGGTTTCTTGGAGCTGCGAGCCTTATCAGATAGCCTAGACATTACTTGGCTGTCCGACATTACGATGTACTTCTCGAACGCCTGCTCACGCTCAAACAACAGCATATCGTATAAGGTCCCAAACTCCAAAGCGTCCGACTTATACTTGAGTTCCCCCTTCATGTATCGGTCGAACTGCGCCATGTCGCCCAGCGCCTGCTTCAGTGATGAGTACGACAGGTGAGACTTGCCGTACCGTTCGTGTAGTTGTTCTGATATATTCATGTTCTTTTAAAAATAAATTTTGGCTCTCTACCCCTCGCTAAAAGGGCTTTGTCAAAGTGTTTCAATGCGTCTCGTTCTGTATCGAACACACCCTGTATGCATTCGCCATTTATTTTTTTGTCAAGCACATAAACATCCAGGTTGTCCGATTTACTTACGATGCGTTTGACACCGCTAGTACTAGTGCTTTCTTTCTTTAAGAAGTTCCAGGGTATGGTGACCACACCCTTTCCGTTCTCGCCTTTGCCTTCACGCTTCAGCCCATATCTGCCTGCGGTCCAGCCCGATTTGTTAAGTTTAGATTTCGTCATATACTGATTTTCCATCCTCCCATACGTAGTCGTATGTCTCGATCTCTGCCCAGTGAGTAGGTGGATTGGGAGTGAGCCAGAATCGCTTGCCCTTCATGTTTATGAAGAACTCTGCGATATCAAACTCACCAGGTGAGTCGTCGTGCCTGACAAAGAACAACCCCGAAAACTCAGGGTTGCCCTCGTCAGTCTTGACCCAGGCTTTTGGCATCCTAGAATTTAAACACTGGTCTCGAAACCTACTGAAAGCTTTCTGATCAGTGCGCCTGTGGTCTAGCACTCGGTATTCTTTCATCGAACAAACTTCTTAAGACCAGCAATCTGCTTCTCACTGAGAGAAGATTCATACTTATCCATGATGCTGTTGAATGCTTTTTTCTTGTCGGTCTGCGACTTGATGTAAGCAACAGCCTTGTCCATGATGTTTACAGGCGGCTCAGTATCGAATGTCTGCTGTACTTTCTTGACTTTTTTAGCTGTGCTTCCTGAATCCTGTTTTGCAATTGCATCTTCGACCTCATTAGCTGACGCAATAGAAGTGTCGATTCCGATTCCAAGCATAGCAAGGGCTCGCCCAATAGCTGAGGTTTCGCAATTCTCAACGTAGCTGGTTTTGTTGATGTTGGATGCACCCTGCACTTCGTGTGCATGTCCAGTGGCAATAACACGTCCAGTAGCATCTGCGATGGTCGTTTTGCAGACGCACTGCTCGGAGTCGAGTACTGGGAACTCGGACATAATCGTCCAATCTTTGTATCTATCTTCTTGACGGAAAAACTTGATGCGTTCATTTACTTCTACATACTGTTTACCACGTATGTTGGTGGTTTTGAATTTGTAATTAGACATGTTTTTTGGATTGAATTATTTCTTCTAAATCTTTTTTCATTTTACCAAACCTATTCAGCTGGGCATTTACGTACTTAAGTTTTGACTGCATTGCCTTGTATCTCATCGTCTCGTTGCACAGCCTAGCAGCAGCAATGAAGTTCTTCCTGTACCCAGGCCAGTGCTCCATGTTGGCTTCGTGCTTCTTTGAATGATGACACACGGTGCTGTGGTCGGTATCGAACACAATACCTATGTCTTTCGTGGTGAGCTTAAACTGGCGCATCGCAGACATCATAGCTGCTCTCGCCTTCACCTGCTCTTGGTGTCTTGATTTGTTTGGGGTAAGACCAATTACATGGTAATACTCCCTAATTATGGATTGCATTTCACTCTTCATGCGAAGGTATGTTTTAAGATTTGGTTGTGCAAATTTCTGTGAGGGCAAAGAGGGACTTTGTTTCTCAAAGTTCTCTAACAAACTCGTTACGGGATCTCCCCGCACACCATGTGTCCCTCTCCCGTCAGCGTTCTGACAGTGCTATGTGGTACGATGTCAGTATCTCATAGAATCTCACATAGTGATGCATAGATTCAGACACATCGCACAGCCCGTCAGCTAACTTAGCCTTGGTTACTCCCTCTTCGATGAGGTCATTGGCTAGGTCTCTAGCTATGTCTGGGAACTGCATGAGATACTGGGATACGTCGTTGCTTAGCCATGTGTTGATGTCATCTGTTACGATGTCGTCCATGGCATACATAGCAGCGAGCCGCTCTGGTTGGTCGCCCCCTTTGGATTTTTCTCTGATTACTTGTATAGCTTTTTCATTCGTCATTACACTCGTGGTTTTCTGTTACTACAAATAGGCTGCGGTCCTGGCTTACCAGTAAGTTGTACTCCTCGTCGTTCATGATGTTGCCATGCATGTCCACCCAGTTGGGGTTGTGCCTTGGGTTGAACCTGACATAGAAGTCGTTTACATTGGGCTTGACAAAATCAGGCTGACCCAGCACTTGGAAGTCGTCACACTCAATCCAAGCGCACACAGTTTTGCATGCACCCTCGTGAATCTTCTTGGATGTGCCGAGCTGTACCTTGAGCTTGGCATTGAACATGGCAATCTGTTCTTTCTCTGGTCGATAGTATTCTACTACGTTACCGTCAGTAGACCTGACCTGCCACTTCATAAAGTTTTCTCCTCGTGCGAGGTGGAATCTAATTTTGTACATGAGAGTTTTGATTGGTAGTTAATTTTTACTTGGTAGTATACGTGTTGCATCCACTCGTTGAAGTCCTTCGCAGGGTCTTCGTTCGCGCTTGACCGTACACAGATCATCGCATCTTGTCAAAGACCACCATGCTGTTCTCGTATGACGGCGTGTTCTGCACTATAGCTTGTGCTTGTTCTCGTGTTAGGCTGTCCATCAATACCTTGGGTCGCTTGTTGTGGTCGCGGAAGATTCGATAGACTGCGTAGTCGTTTGCGTATTTACTCATTGATGTTAGGGTTTTGATTAATGAATTCGTCGAAGATGATACGTGCCTTGCCTCGTGCATAGGCATCTTGTTGTGAGAGCGTACCAGCCGTCTGCGGTGTAGGCAGGTCGTCGATACGGAAGTTGTCAGTCACGTAGCCTGCTGCTCCGTTCTTAATGCAGAAGGCGATGTTGCGGATATGCTCCTCTTTGCGTTGTGTTGTCATGATTTAGAAATGTTTGTGCAGGTAGCCTGAAAGCATGAGCTGCTGGTTTACGTCTGATGTTGGTGTCTTGAGTATTTTACGTACACCCTCGTCCTCTGATGCAAGCACGGGATCGATGTTGTACTCCTCACATATGAAGATGAAGTCGTTTGCTGTCATGATTTAAATTCTACGGGTTGAGATGGGAGATGCACTTTTGGTATCTTGAAGTAGTAGATGCAGAGGTCATCGGCATCGTACATAGCAGCACCTCCGTACCACAGGTCGCGGATAAATTCGTGGAATGATTCGACATCGAAGGTGTCAGCAACAGCTTCTTGTCGTTCGCACAAGTCCTTGATTACACCCATGTCGCTTGGTAGGTACTCACCATCGAATGGGGCTTCGCAGTTCATTTGGTCCCAGATGAGGTACTCACGGTGGTGTTGAGATTCGAACACGGGTTTGTAAGGGATGATTTTGACAATCTCGTGTTCGCACTCCTCGATATCGAAGTTGATAACGCTTTCGGTTCCGTCTGTGGATGTAGTACATGACTCAGCGTTGTCGCCATCCATAAGTTTCGCCACAAGTTTTCCCTTAGCTTCGAGGGCTTTGTCCAAGTCGTTGAACCATCGGACTGTGGTGTCGGAGTAACCCTCGGCTAGCCCACATACACCGTGTAATAATGCATAGTATTTCATGAGAAAGAGATTTTGAAAGTGTTCGACAAAGATACGATGAGGAATCCTTTATTCCAAATTTATTTTGTAACTAACTGATTATCAACCTTCAAGACGATGTGGTCAATGTAGTCATCCATCAAGTCAGACAGCCCGTAATCCTTATCGTAC